CGTGATTATGATGCTCGCTATTTTTATACCCAATACGAAATCCCTGCCACAGGCAAAAAATTGAGCGATGAGCATATTGAACAGTATGTGCAAGGTGCAGAACTATTAAATCTGTTGGTAAAAATCCGTTCAAAAAACGGTAAAGCATTGCTCAATAGAATAGCACCAGATAAGGTGGTGTTTTGGCAAATGGTGGCGGAATATATCGACAAAAAAGGCATAGAACTACCCAAAAACTACAATAGAATACTTGAAAAAGTAAGACAATACACCGTAGGCGATGGAAATCAGTATGATATATTGGTGTCGGGCAAGTTTGGCACTGCCAATTCCGAAAAAATAAACGAGGTGGCTGCCGAATGGCTCATTGCACAATACAGTATGCCAACGGTTAATTTGGCACGCTTGTTTGCAAAGTACAACCAAGAAGCAGAAATGCAGGGTTGGAAACCATTAAAGCACGAAAATTCCTTGTATATGTTCTTGCATCGAGAGGAAATTAAGCCTCAATGGTATTTGGGCAAGTTTGGCGAGACTGCTTTTGTTAATAAATACGGTTATCAGATAAAAACAATACTGCCAACTATGCGAGATGCTCTATGGTATGGCGATGGTACAAAATTGAACTACTATTACCAAGATGAGAAAGGCAATATATGCACGATGGTGGTGTATGAAGTGATAGATGTTTTTAGTGAATGTTTATTAGGCTACAGCACAGGCGAAACGGAAAATTCGGCACTACAATATCCTGCTTATAAAATGGCATTGAATTTTAGTGGACAAAAACCTTATGAGATAAGATACGACAACCAGGGCGGTCATAAATTGCTAAAAAGTAGCTTTTTGGACAAATTGAGCCACTTGGGTTTTGCCTGCCGTCCGTATAACGGAAAATCAAAAACGATAGAAAGTATTTTTGGGCGACTGCAGCAAGAAGTTTTGAGCCAAGATTGGTTTTTTACTGGTCAAAATGTGAAAGCCAAAAAGATGATAAGCCAAGGCAGACGAGATATTGCTTATAAAAACAAGCAGTTTCTGCCAACTAAAGAAGAAGTGATAAAAGCGTATGAAAAACGCCGTGAAGAGTGGAATAATAGACCACATCCAAAGGAAAAATGCACCCGACTTGAACGATATTTGAACAGCTACAACCCCAAGGCACAGCCATTGGATGATTTGCAAAAAATGGAGATATTTTGGGTGCAAAAAGATAAGCACACTACCTATTATACCAGTGGTATAACCCTAACATTAGGCGATAACAAGTACGAATACGAGGTATTGACATCGGCAGGACTGCCTGATATTGAGTTTAGAAGAAAGCATATTGGCGGTAAGTTTTATATCAAGTATGATCCTATGGACCTTTCGCATATCAGATTGTATGAATTAACGCCCAAAGGTCTGCGATTTGTGGCAGGAGCAGAACCAAGAATAGAAATACACCGTGCAACACAGGATTTAGTGGTAGGAGAAAGAGCTTTATTGAACGATTTATTAGCAATTAGTCCATCAGAAGTGGCTTACAGAAAGGAGGAACAAGCCAAAAGAGAAGATGCAACAGGCGTGAGTATTTATAATGAGATTAATCCAAACTATAAAGGCACACTGAGCGGACATTTAATGAAGCCTAAGCAAGATTATAGAGGTGAAATAATGAAAGCTGAAAGCCTAATGGAGGATGAAGACGATGAAAGTGTATTTTATAACATATAAATAAAAAAAAAGAGAGTGCCTTTTAGTAGAAGACACTCCATTTAATCACCTTAAAAAAAACGAAAAGATGAACAACAAAATTATCACAAATCAGGCAAAGGAACAAATCAAGCTATTAACAGCTGATGGAATTCGAATTGCTGGAGGACAAAATGAGTATGCCCGAAGAAATGGCATCAGCTCGGCACACATTAGCAATCTAATGAATAGCAACTGGGAAGTCATTGCTGAAAAAATGTGGAAAAAAATGGCAGATGCTTGCGGATTTAGCACAGGCGACTGGCAGATTGTGGAAACCAAGGTTTTCAAACAGTTAAATGATTTACTAAACGATGCCAAGGAAAATGCTAATGTATATGCTGTAATTGCAGAGGCAGGAGCCGGCAAAACCGTAACGACTAAGCTATTTGCTAAAGAAACGCCTAATGTATATCGCATTGAGTGTGCCGAATATTGGAACAAGAAAGCTTTTATGGTGGAATTGTTGCAGGCAATGGGCAGAAATACGGAAGGAATGACCATTTATGAGTTGATGAGAGAGATAGAAGAGGCGGTTTTGAAAGCCAACGAGCCGTTAATTATTATGGATGAAGCCGACAAATTGAGAGATGAGGTATTTTACTTTTTTATCACGATTTACAATAAGCTATATGGCAAATGTGGCTTATTCCTGTGCAGTACGAATTTCTTTGAAAAACGCATCAAAAGAGGCTTACAGTTGAATAAAAAAGGCTATCAGGAAATTTACTCACGCTTTGGCAGACGGTTTATTTTCATGCCTAAAATTAGCACTTATGATATTACAGTAGTCGCTAAAGCCAACGGTGTGGAAGATATGAGAGCGATTGAAAGCATTGTAAAAGATGCTGATGCAGACCTTAGAAGGGTGGAAAGATTGGTACACAAACATCACAAACTTTCAGAACTAAAAAATAAAGGAGGCGAAAATGAGAAATAACATCATTATTCTGATTGACATTACGGAAGAAGCCTATAACAATATGTTTTTAGACTTCGGAATGGCGTACTGCAAGCATTATGCCGGAGACGATACATTGGGTTATGAGTGCTTGGTAAGTAATCAACATTTTTGGCAGTGGTGGAAGAACCAGTATGCAACTGTTGACAAATCATTTATCAAAAAATATTCAAATACAGCACACTCAAATGAGTTCTTACAAGATAAATACATACGATTGCACGAACCGAAATACCTAAATATCTATCCATCAGATTATGTAATAAGCGCAACGTTCGGGGGTATTGTATATGGTAAAAAACAAAAAAAGGAGGAAGTATGCTAACCTTATCGCAAAAAGAGTATTACCAAAAACTTATATTAAGTGAAACTGGTGTTCTTGTAACAATTATACATGGCAAACAGGGAAAGTATGATGATGAATACAATATGGCAATTATTGAAGAGGCAATAAATTTGGTAAATAGATACTATGCGGTAGATATTCGACATCAAAACAGAAGTGTAATAAATTCAGAGGCAAGGCATTTATGTGTGTATTTAATTAAAGAACGTATAGACAATGTTGGTATTAGTGCAATTATTGCTAAAGCAATTCACAGGCATAGAACCACGATTATATGCAGTTATCAAAAGGCTAAAAACTGGGTAAATATTTATGATGATTTACGAATAAAGGTGGACAAATTAGGACAGCAATTAGATGAATTTATAACAAGAAAAAACTTTAAAAATGAGCAAACAAATTAAAACACTACGGGACCACAACGGATTTGATGTGCCTGTAACGGCAATCGGAAAGATTGACCTCAAAAAGAATCAAACCGCCATTAAAATAGCGGAAAAATTTAAAGAAATGGCAGTAAGGCTGCAAAATTTGAAAGACTTTGCCTTTGATGCTGCCGATGAAATTTATGAGCTACAGCTAAAGGCTTATGAGATTGACGGCAGAGATGTAGAGAGAATGAAAGGTAATTTTACCTTTTTTAGCTACGATAAACGCTTTAAAGTAGAAGTAAATATCGGGCAAAGATTAGAGTTTGACGATAAAATCAATTTGGCAAAGGCTGAAATTGATGAGTATTTGAAAGAAATTACCGAGGGGCAAAACAGTGATATTCTTATTATCGTAAATAATGCCTTTACGACTGTAAGAGGTAAATTAGACCCTAAGCGAATTTTGCAGTTGTTTTCTTATCAAATCAAAAATGTACGCTGGAAAAAGGCGATGGAAATATTGCAAGACAGCATCACGACCAACCACAGCAAACGCTATATAAAAGTGTCAGAAAGAGATAGCAACGGTGAGTATCAAAATATTAATGTACAATTCTCAAGCATATAATTAAATATAACGTTTTTTTTCATGTTGATGTGTGTTGGCGTTTTTTTAATTTTTTTCGCCAATGCTGGCAGCCTGTTAGTTTGGATTTCGTAAACGAAACACTGGCAAAACCTGATAATTGTATCAGCAACGAGCGTTCGAGCC